ATGTTCCGCCGCTTGTGGGCGGCTTCGAGCGTCCGCTCGCCGAACTGCTTCTCCACGCCCGGCAGGTTGCCGGCCATGCAGATCGAGGCGACGAGCATCTCGTCGGTCTCGGCCGGCTTGGCGACGACGTGGACCGCCGGAGCGGCGGGACGGTCGGCACGGATGTCCGCGAGGGCTTCGGCCTTGACCTCCTTCCGCAGCTGCTCGAGCAGCTCGGCCTTGAGCACGCCCAGGTCCACGGGGGGAGCGGGCGGCGTCACGGCCTCGGGGGCCTTGGCTTCCACGGCGACCTTCGCCGTGGCTTCCGCCGAGGCCTTGACCTCGTCGGGCTTCTGGTTGGCGTGATCCGCCATGTGGAAACCTCCATCATTCGCTTCCGCAGCGATCGCGGCAGACGTAGCGGCGTCTGCTCCGAAAAGGACGATCGACACCTCGCGGAGCGTGCTCGCACGCACCACGCTGATCGGGCCGGCGAACTGGCGGCCGTTCACCTCGACGCTCTCGCCGGCGGCGATGTTCTCGATCCGGCCGACATCGGCCCCGATCGACGCCTGGAACTTCCATCCCTTGCGGGCGAGGTTCACGGCCTTGGCCACCTCTTCGCTCTCGCCGATCACCTCGGTGGCGACCGTGAGATCCGTGCCGCTGTTGACCACTTCGCTCGCCTGGCCGACGGCGTGGTCCATGTCGTACTGGTGGCCGAGCATCACGGCCACGACCTGGCTGGTCGTGTCCATGCCCGCGAGATCCACAACCAGCGGCAAGCGGCTCCACGCCTGCCGGATGGCCCGGCCGGTGTAGCCCACGAGGCTGAACTTCGGGTTGCCGCCGCTCGTGCCATCCGCCAGGAGCGGGGCGTCGATCAGCGTGGCCTCTCCGGTGATTCGCAGCTTCTGGCTCATGCGTCGGCTCCCTGGGGCTGGTCAACAGGATCAACCGCCGGGGCGGCATCCGCCGGCGTCAGGTCGATGCCCAACTCGTCCGCGTATGCCTTCTCGGCGGCGATCTGCCGGAACACCTGCCGCCAGTCCTTGCCCCGGCGGGCACAGGCTTCGGCCCGGCTGACGGTCTTTGCGTCGAGGCCCACCGTCTCGGCGTTGGCTTCCTTGAGCGGGTCGATGTGCTCGAACCCATCCCACCTCCACCGCCAGGTCCACTGATCGCGGGGCGGCAGGCCGTCGGGGATCGCACCGTCGACGAACGTGGCTTCCTCGATCCACTTCTCCAGCAGCGGATCGAGCACCACCCGCTCGATCTCCGACCGCTCGGCGGCCATGTGCTTGCGGTAGACGAGGTAGTCGCCCCGCATGGTCGAGTAGTTCGCCCCCGTGGCGTCCATCACCGCCACGATGTAGGGCATGTTCAGGCAGCGGCTGATCTGCATGAGCATCCGCCGCTCGAAGGCGTCGAAGGTGCTCGTGGGCTGCTCGGCCTTCATCTGTCCGGCGGTCCATCCCTCGGGGGCGGCCAAGGCCATGCCCCGCACGAGCGGCAGCGTCTCCGCGAGCGGCAGCTGGGCCGCGGCACCGGAGGCCGGCATCGTGGTCTGGAGGATCACCGCCAGGTCTGCGGCCGTCTCGGCCGCGGTGACCACGGCGTACTGATACCGCCGCAACATCGCGAACAGCTCGAGGGCCGGAACCACCTCGCCGCATCCCCGACTCTGGCCGGCCCGCGTGGCGTGGTAGTAGTGGTGGACCTTGTCGGCCGCGACCCACCGCCCGCCGATGTCGACGCCCCAGTGCATCGAGCCCGGGTGGTAGTTCAGCAGGTAGTACGCCGCAGGGTTGCCGTCGGCGTCGTAGCGGATGCCGTCCACCGCGCCCCGCAAGTCCCACCGGGCCAGTTCGTCGGCGATCATCTCGGGCTCGACCAGCCGGAGGTCGAGCTGCACGCCGCGGAGCTTGCGGTTCGTGGTCTGGATGGCGAACGTGTCGCCGTCGACGGCCTTGCCGATCCGCAGCGTCCGCAGCTTGCGGGCGAGGTCGATCCGCTGGTGCCACTCGAAGACGTTGTCCTCGACCCGGGCGACCGCCTCCTGGCTGGCGTCGGGGCCGCAGTCCAGGAGCAGCGTCGGGCCGGTGCCGACGGCGTCGGCGGCCAGGGTGTTGACCATCCCGGCGAGGTAGCCGTTGTTCGCCGCCTCGTAGCGGGCGCGAGCCCGGAGCGTGCGGCGGATCGCGGGCGTCAGGCCGGCGTCGGCCGAGTGGTAGTCGACCATGCCCCAGTGCTGCTTGTTGAGCGGCGTGGTCTGGGCGGCGTCGTACCGGGCACGGACCATCTGGGTGATGGCGGTCCGCTGCCGCTCGATGGTCGCCGCCATCCGGGCCTTGTCCGCACCGAACAGGTTGCCGAGAAGGCCCATCAGCCGCCGGCTCCTGGGGCCTGGATCTGGGCCAGCCGCAGGCAGGAAAACGGCGAAGCGGCCGCGGCCCGGTTGCGGATCACGAAGTCGGCGGCCGCCACCTGCCGATCGAGCTCATGCTGCTCCACCTCGCCGGCGTCAGTGCGGGCACGACGCGGCTGCGCGAGGTTTTGGGCGATCGCGTCGACAACGTCTTCGTTGGCCACATGCCGGCTCCGGTGGGCGTGTTTCGCCCTACCATCACTGTACCGGCGTGCAGTGGTGTCACAGGAACTCGATGCCGATCAGGGCGTCGGCCTCGGCGTCTTCGGCAGCGAAGTCGATCTCTTCGTCCATGGCGGGCTCCTGCGGCACCGCCATTTTCCGCCTCGCCCTACCTGTCGTTTTCCCGGTGATAACGCACGGTCAGCAGCGTCCCCAGGAAAGCCCCGGAGGCCAGCGGGATGAGGTAGATCGGGTTCTTCGAGTAGGTGATGACCCCGTATGCCAGGAGCGAATACAGAGCGGCCGATATGACGGCCGCCCGCATGGCCTGCCGTCGCTCCACGCAGATGATGTAGTAGGCGTAAAGGATGTCGACGGCGACGTAGGTCACGAAGATCACCGCGGCGGTGACGGGGGAGAAGTCGGTCATCCAAGCCGCTCCAGCAGGCCGCGCAGCACCCGCAGCCGCGACTCTTCGTCCGCGAACGGCGACTCGCCAGCAGTCAGATACCGGATCGCCTCCCGCTCCGCTTCGGTGAGCCGCAGGCGGTTTCGCTCCTCTCGCAGCCACAGTATTTCGTCCATCGCCGTCCCACGGCCGCGCGCTATTCCCTTTGCTGCTAGCCATTCATCGTACTTGCTCATCGCCCGTCTCCTGTTCGCCAGAGAACCACCGGATGCACCAGACGGCTCGGCTTCGTTCTTCTCGTCAGTCATCGTCTCCTCCTCGCCGCAGGTGATCGCGGCCGTTATGCGTTGTGCGTCAGAATCCGAAGATCATAGGCGATACGATGTCGAGCCCGTCATCTTCTGGCGTGGGCCTTGACTTCTGCGTCGGCTGTTCTGTTGCGGCGGCCGGCTTCTCTCGTGGAAGACTCTGGCCGCACTCTGCGCACGTTGCCGGAATCGCCTGCCCGCAGCGTCCGCACTGAATCGCCCGCCGCCGTGGCTGCTCGGCCACAACTGCCGCAGCCATGATGCAGGCCACTACGAGAAGGCCGAACATCGTCAACGTGAACAGCGGCTCGCTGTGCGTCTGGCGTCCGATTGGCATGTCACGCTTCCTCCTGTTGCGAAACCGCATAACCAGCGGATGCAGCGGACGGCTCGCTCATCTCCCACCCCCAAGCCGCTCCAGCAGACCGCGCAGGGTGGCGGCGATCTCTTGCCTTGTCGGCTTGTGGTGCATCCGTGCGGCATCCGCGTAGTCGCACCATGCCGCCTTCAACGCCTCCCGCTCCGCGTCGGTGAGCGTGAGCGAGCACGCCACCGGCTCCTGTGTATCGCCGGTGCCAAGTCCCTTCCCCAGCGGGGCGTCATGATTCGCTTTCTCCAGAGCCGCCACGCGGCACTCTAGGTCGTAGAGGTCGCTCGCCACGCCGAGCCCCCAGCGGTCACTGCCGTGCCGCTCCCATTCCGCGAGCCTGTCGGCCTGTGGCGTGCGAGGCGCAGACTTCTCCTTCGCGGCATTGACTAGCGCCGCGTTTTGCGCGACCCATGCCCGATACGTTCCGCCCGAAGATTGACCCATTTTCCC